ACGGTTTATATACACCGGCATCTTTTAGCCACATTTACAAACTAAAGACTACCCAAATGTCTAATGACAAAGGCACATGGTTTGGTTGGGAAGTAAGTAAAGTTGGTCCAATTTCCGATGCAAGTACCTATCAGCAAGCTAAAACTTTTTCTGACAGTATCTCAAAAGGAGCTGTGAAAGCTAAGCATGGTGAAGAGAAACCAAAGGACGCAAGCATTATCTAATTCTCTACGAGAATAGTGCACCGCGTGGGCCATAAGGGAGACTGAGTGGCCCGCGTAGACGGGATAATTATGGATGAAAAGTATATAAAGTTCTTTGAAGGATACAGGCAGGCTTACGGAGTCGCGGATATGTCGACTCTAAAGGTGGACCCAGAAAGCAGAAAGCAGAAACCGGTATACAGATGGAACGACGAAGAGCTCACAGATAAGGTTTATTTAAATCATTTACAGGGTACTCAATCTATTGGAGTACAACCTTGTAATGAAAACAGTGAAGCAAGATTTGGTGTCATAGATGTTGACCCACAAAACTACGAAGAGTTTGATAAGAAATTTTTTATAGATACGATACAAGATTATAAATTACCACTCATACCAATATTATCTAAAAGCGGCGGACTTCATCTATATTTATTTTTAGATTGTTTTATACCTGCCACATTAATTAAATCTTTTTTAAGCAATCTTTTGCCATTGTTTAGATTAAAACCAGATTGTGAAATATTTCCTAAACAAACACAGTTAACAAAAGACAGTGACACAGGACAATTAAACAAAGGTAATTTTATTAACCTGCCTTACTTTAAAAAATCTGAGAGGTTAGCAATAAACCTAGATGGTAAACCTTTTACATTTGATCAATTTATATCAGTGGTAGAAAGTAATACAGTCAGCGCAGAAGATCTTAAAATTATTACAGAGAGCATAGAACAAAAAGATTTAGAAGGTGTTGATGAAGAATTTGACGATGGTCCACCATGTCTAGCACATCTTAGCAAGATAATGAAGAACCCAGGCTTCGATGGCAAGGACAGATTTATGTATAATTATCATGTGTTTGTAAAGATGAAGTACCCAGATAGCTGGCAACAGAAAGTCATGAATGCACCAGTCAAGTATTTTGAACCTGCACATGCAAATGCGTGGGATAAACAATCTCTTAATGCTAAAGTTAGGTCATGGTCTAAACAATTTAAAGGTTATACTTGTACACAGAGTCCTATTAGTGACTATTGTAAAAAAGGTATTTGTGTAAAAAAGAAACATGGAATCTTAGCAGGATCTAAAGGATCATATCCAGTATTAACTAATCTAAAAAAAATAGATCTGGACCCAGAACCAGAGTATGAATTTGATGTAACTAAACCAGATGGTATTGGTACAGCGACAGTACATTGTAAAACAGTAGAACATGTTAACGATCAACGTAAACGTAGAAATGCAATAGCCAAAGCTGCAGGGTTTCCACCACCAATTATAAAAGCTGATGAGGATCAAATGGTACTAGAAGTATTATATGGTACACAAACTATTACACATCCACCAGTAGGTACATCACCTAAAGAAAAATTACATGACGTAATACATGCAAAAATTAATGGACCTAAAGCTATGAATGATGCTGCGTTTAAATCTGGTACAGTATTAATAGAAGATGGTTATGCATATTTTAAATTTGAAAAGTTTTATGACAAACTTAGATCTAAGAATTGGAAACACACAGAAGATAAGACAGGCGTTATGATGAAAGTAAATTATAAAAAATGTAACATAGAATTTTTAGAACAAAAAAGATTTCCTACAAAAGAAAAAGGTAAATACAATACACCTACAAAAAATGTAGTATCAATTAGTATAGAAGAGTTTGAAGACATACAGATTAATCATACAAAAATAAAACACAACACGGAGATAATGTAATGATCAGAAAAATATACGGGCCTCCGGGAACAGGGAAAACAACTAGACTAATTAATTATGTAAAAACTTTAGTTAAGTTTGGTACACCAATAGATAAGATAGGTTACTTTGCATTTACAAAGAAAGCTGCAGAAGAAGCTATAAATAGAACTTTAGATTTATATCCAAAGTATAATCAAAAAGATTTAAAATATTTTAGAACTCTACACTCATTAGCTTTTACAGAACTAGGTATGAAGAAAAGTAATGTAATGCAAGACGAACACTACGAAGATATAGGTCGTAAATTAGGAATAGAGGTTACAGTTTATTCTAATGGCGAAGAGAAGACTGGGTTTGTAGATTCGGATAGCGAATATTTTAACATAATTAATGCAGCAAGGATTAAGGGTATCACAATAGAGGAAGAATATAATACTGACATGTATTCACAAGACATAGACAAACATATGTTGCAAATTTTAAAAGACGAAGTAGACAATTATAAGGCAGCGTATGGCCTGGTAGATTTTACAGATATGATTGAAAAATTTAATGTGTCTAAATTGTGTCCGAAATATGACGTAGTATTTATTGATGAAGCACAAGATTTATCGCCAATACAGTGGAAAATGTACGATATACTTAAGAAAAACTCTAAACATGTTATCTTAGCCGGTGATGATGATCAAGCAATTTATGGTTGGGCTGGTGCAGATGTTGCAAGGTTTCAAAGCGAGCCAGCAAAAGACATAATTTTGCCTCAATCATACAGAATTCCAAGAGCTGTACAAAATATAGCTGGCTGTATTTTAAATAGAATACCAGATCACAGAAGAATTAAAAAAGAATGGTCACCAAGACCAGAAGAAGGTTACGTAGAATATGTAACATCAATAGAAGACTTACCATTAATCTATGGTGATTGGTTAATACTTGCACGAACTAATGACAAACTTAAAAAATTAGCACCAGACTTAAAAGATATGGGTTTATATTTTGAAATAAAAGGTAGAAAAAGCTACAGGACTAGATTGTACAAGTCAATACAAGATTACACTCGTTGGACTAATGGAGATAAATTATCTTTGTCTGAGATAAAAGATTTGTTTGAATTTTTAGAAGAAGAAGTGCCTACACAAGAAGTAATGTATGATTTGTCTGAATGGGGTTATTTTAAAACTCAACGATGGTTTGAAGTATTTAAAGCTGATCCAGAAGAATGTTTATACATTAGAGAAATGATGCGTAACGAAGAAAAATTATCTGAAGATCCAAGAATTAAATTATCAACTATACATGCAGCCAAAGGTGGTGAAGCTACAAATGTTTTAATTATTTTAGACAATACTAAAAAAATAAGAGAGGCTACAGAAAATAGTCTAGACAAACAGGACGAAGAACACAGAGTTTGGTATGTGGGTGTAACACGTGCAAAACAAAACTTATATATAATGACAGCAAAAAGGGAGGACAGAGGTTATGACATCTAAGAAAGAAAATCCATACTTAAAACAAGTTTCGGGAACACACTATATGTACATGGAAATACAGCCGGCAGAGTTTATAAACAAGAATAAATTGCTTTTTGCAGAAGGGTCTGCTATAAAGTATATATGCAGACACTCGAAGAAAGGCGGAGTAGAGGATATCGATAAAGCAATACATTACTTAGAAATGATTAAACAAAGGGACTATGGAACCGAATAATAATATACCATTTTATATGGGGTTGTTTACTTGCTTATTAATTTTTTGCTACCTGGCATTATGAAAAATAAAAAAGGAAGTGTTATTTTAAAAATAATTAAAATAAATAAACATAAATTTAACCTAGAAATATATCCAAAACTAGTCGATTGGGAAATATTTCCACACAATTACGACGCTGCCTTGTATGCGTTTAGCAACAAAGATAAATTAAATAAAAAAATAAAAACTAATTACGTATATCAAAAGGAAATAAAATGAAGATACCTACATTTAGCGCACAAACAGAATGGGTTATACCTACAGAGTTTCCGGACCTAAGACAGGTTGACGAGATTGCAATTGATTTAGAGACACGTGACCCAGACTTAATTAAAAAAGGCTCTGGTGCAATCATAGGTAATGGAGAAGTTATAGGAATAGCTGTAGCCACAACACATTACAAAGGATATTTTCCTATAGCACATGAAGGTGGTGGCAACATGGATCGCAAAAAAGTTTTAGAATGGTTTCAAGATATTCTAAACACAACTTCAACAAAAATATTTCACAATGCAATGTACGATGTATGTTGGATTAGGGCACTGGGACTAAATATTAATGGCAGGATTGTAGATACAATGATAGCCGCAGCTGTGACTGATGAAAATAGATTTAGATATGATCTTAATAGTTTATCATGGAAGTATTTAGGTTTTGGTAAGAATGA